GAATTACAATTAATAGTAAATCCGTCTGCTTTTATTTCAAATGGCTCGTCACAACTATTACCTACGCCTTCTGAAACACCGCCACCTCCTCCTCCGCCGCCGACAACAGCTGCTATTTGAGTATCATATAGTGACTGTAAATTATTAGCAAGAGCATTTGCTTTCGCTTCTAAAACTTGACAATATTCGATAAAACCAATTTCATTATTTGCATCTAAACTGCCAGCTGGAAAAACAGCCGTGTTAGAAACGGGTACTGTCAAATAAGGTCGTGTTGGTAAAACAAATCCTCGGCCTGAGACAGATGGTCCAGCATCAATAATAATATCAGTAGTCGTAGTTACTCTTTCGCCATTATTATTGATGCTAATCGTAGTTTTAGTGCCGTCTTGAGGACCGCCACTCTGTAAATTGACATTTTCTACGGTATATGTAAATGGCCCGGTTTCTGTATTTCCGCCAGGACTCACTGAACATGAACATCTGCATGAGCTCATTTTTTACGCATCTCCTGGAATTGTTACATTCGATAATGTATCAACACTATCTTGAATAGATGTGACCGAAGTTTCAATATCATCTACAGTGGCCATCAAACCATCAACTTGACCTAATACATCATTTTGTAATTCTAATAACTCATTATAACCAAGATCTTCTAGAACTTGATTCTTCAATGACTCGTATATACCAAAGGCTTGACCATATAATTTTGTCGCGTTTTCTAATAATGTATTTTTTAAAGTATTCATAGTATCGAAAACTAAGTTAGTAATACAATCAGCTAATCGAGTGACTGCCGATGCTGCAGCACCTGCGAGACCGGCAAGAGCGCCGGCAAGTTGAGCAATATCAATTGCTAATTCGATAGCTGCTGCGATTGCTGGGCCAGCGATTCCTGTTACTACTTTTTTGGCCCAAGAAATAATTTTTAAAGGATTAGATGGCACAGATAATATCGGTGCATAATTTGACATGAGAGCAGCAATTTCTTGTGCTTTTGCCGTTATAATATCAGTAACTACTTTAACATGTTCTTCGACAATTAATTCTAATCTTTCACAACTAAATTCACCAAGAACAGTCGCGGTCGTTCCTTCAGGCGGGCCAGGAATTTCAACCTCAGTCGTACCTGTCGCGGCCTCTAATTCCGCTTGCATTTCTTTTAATCGTGCTACTGTTGCTTCTACTGACATTTTTTATTACCTATTGTGGATCGCCAATATCTGTGATAATACCATTTGTGACTGTAATTATTCGGCCGTTATAACCAGTAAATGTTCCTGATGCAGCTACTTCGACCGGTTGACCTACACCCTTTTGAGCATATAACGGTCCTAAAACTACAACTGAAGGAGCATTCAGTGTAATACCGACTGGTGAATTTAAAACAAATTCATTGCGCGCATTAAATGTTGCTAAACCGTGGAAATCCCATAAAGTATTTCCGATGGTTTGGAAGTTAGCATTACCTCTAATATCTATTGCATAATCGTTACCGACTCGATCAACCCTATCAGCATATGAACTGATAAACAAACTTCTACCTTTGTCTGTTCTCGGTATATCATCTTTTGGTAAATTACCAGCATTAATATAGAAATTATTATATGTAGAAAACGAAGTTGAATTTTTGACATCTACATAATAATTAAATACATCATCAGTTGTTAATTTTCTTGTATCACCATCTGCAGGCTCATAACCTATATTTAACATATAGTTGTTTTTGACATCGATAGTATAATTGGCAATACTATCATAATTAATTTGGCGTGCTTCGTCGATCGGATGCCAACCGATATTTGTTAAACTATTGTTTTTAATATCAACAACATTATTATTAATATCTTTATCAGTGAGTAGTCGTGCTTCGTCTTTTGGTTTCCATCCGATATTAGTAACGCTATTACCTTTGATATCAAAATATTGATTCGTTTTCTCGAAGTCAGATAATTGACGGCTCTCTCCATCCTTATCGTAGTTGTTTCGTGGTATCCAGCCGAGAGAAGTGTATTGATTATTGGCTATCTCAACATAATTGTTTTTCTCTGAATGTGTATCAAGCTCTCGAGATTTTTTCCATGACCAACCTACTGATAGTTGTACGTTATTAGCTACGTCAGTAATAAAATCATATTTGTGTGTATCTGGTAAAATCTGTGTTTTCTTATCTGCATTCTCACGGTATGTTGTTTCATTAATCCATGAATCATTTAACTGATAACGCGCAGATTCTCCTGCTAGTTGATTATTTGCGGTACGCGGATAATATCCAACCGCAATAAACATATTATTAGCAATTGTTTCTACATGATTATTGCCGATACCTGATGTAGTACTATTAACAACTTCAAGTTTTACTGATGCACCAACATATGTCTCTTTATTTTCAAGTGAAATAGTATAATCATTGCCGACTGTTTTCTTTACTCGTCTGCCTTCCCATGGCGGATGAAGTCCAGGCTCATGATTCTTGTTTGGTTCTAACCATCCACGCATTGTGTCAGGATATGCACCAGGCAGCGCATCGCGCCAATTGGGCAAACCTTGTTTATTATTAGATACCTCTTCGTAGCTACCTGACCGATGCCACCACTGCATCCTCTCATGTCCAGGCGTATCATCTAATTCAATAGCATGTCCTGATTTAGTCGTATGTACAAAATTATATGGATATTCAGTATCGTAGTCAGAGGCTGGTTGCCATACAATATTCATCAAGCCTTTATTATATGGATGTTTAGGTAACATCTGACCGCCTTGACCTGGTTCGGTCGCAAGCGGATAGTCTTGACCTAATGGATGATTAAGCTCTCTTTGTGTATCTTCGTGCCAACCTTTCGCTAAAGCAGAAACATCCATATAAGGATAATCTTGTTCAGGCGGTTTTATTTGTAAGAATTTACCAGTGGGTTCATCTGTAGGTGGTTCAGGATATATCGATGATTTATGGTACGTTCCAAAAATAACCGGAATATTTTTCTCATGGCCGTCGAGATAAAATCCAAATACGTATGTACCAACAGCGATACCAGTGGGAGATGTACCAACAGCATCAATCCAAAACGGTGTTTGAAACTCTTCGAGTTCTACGATCTTACGATAGCTCAGAGATGCGGATTGAATAGAAGAGAGAGGCCACGCCCACAATAAATCGTCATCAACAATACCAAATGTCTTTTTCTTTTTACCTAACTCACCAGTTTGCTCGTGCAAAGTTCGTACTTTAACACGTCCAAGATATCGCTTATCTTTCGGATCTTCGGTGGGATCAAGCTCAACGACTCGACCCATAAACCATTTAAAAGTATCACCCAGATTATAATACGCCATCTATCTCTCCATCAACCTAACGATTTGCCGTACTGATTCGGCTTCGCTATATCCATTACTAAGAAGTGTTCGAACACATTATTACGAGTCTGATCACACCGATGTTTTAAATTTGTTACGATATAATTCTCTGAGAATATTTTATTCTGTTGTGGCTCACGCGTTAAACCAGAAATCTCAGGAAAATTCACTTTAATGACATCACCAACACGCATATTCGTATCGCCGTAGGTTCTAATGCGTACAGTATATTGCGTGATTCTCTCATGGAATGGCCGTTGATAATGTAGATTCTTATTGTGTTCCATCTCGGGACGAGTACCATCTTTCACTGCCATGCGTGTTACACCTGGCATCTCCATCGTAAAACCGTTATATTCCGCACTGTTAAAATCAAACGAATCATCTGTCTTCTTAAAGATAGTATGATCGCCAAGATTATTATATTCGTTCATTAAATAATACGAACCACGATGAATGTCAAACTCTCTGAACTGATTGCGCATTGCACCAGCAACTACTTTCTTAATTGACGAACCTTGGCCTGTAGTTTCGTATGATAAGATATTTCGATAGTTAACTACTTTCTCTAAAGGTGAATTTCTATTCGATGTATCATAGAAGAATTCTTTTTCTGATGCACCTGGTTTACGATCAGTAATTAGTTTTTCAATTGTTTGAAAATGATAGCCTTCGTAATCTTGATAGAAAACAAATACCGATGATTTATTTCCTTCGGCAGATACTGCCCTTTCTTTAATCAGATTAACTACCTGAAATGGTCGAACCATGTTACAGGCATAATCAAACTTACCCTTCGTAGATTCTTTTGTAATGAGCGGGATTTCTGCGCCAAGATCTTGAGTAATTACTTCATTGAGTGCATCATGATATAGCATATCTCGATAACGACGTGTCATTACCATGTAGCTATTTTTAAGATAGTCTTTCGTCACACAACGTAATTTGTATTGTCGTAGATTTGACATATCATTTGTTGTCAAACCCTGAATACTTTCTACGAAGAACTTATATGTCAGAGCTTTACGTGTTGGTGTCTGAATAGTTAACTCGATAGTTTCTTCACCACCCAATGGGAATTCATTCATTAGTTCTATACCTTCAGCGATATAGAAATCAGCTGTAATCGTATAATTGTCTAATGATTCGTAAATATCGAAGCTTTTGACGAGGTTCTTAATATTCAGCTTTTTACCGCCACTGAATGTTTTAAGAGTGATTTCGTCTCCGACTATATCAACATGAGAAGCATCTTTCTGCATCTTTCACCTATTTCAGCAAGTCGTCTAACTGCTTATTTACTCGATTTGCATAGTCGCTATCTACAAGATAGACATTGCGGTTTTGTTCGTTTAATTCAAATTCGAAATCATAATAATAATACGGAGAAAAATAAACTTGTTCAACTGATGGAATTACATCTTTGATTAATGTATATGTTTCGTAATTAAAATTAATAGTGACTCCAGAAGTGTCACCAGTGACGTCAAAGTTTGATGTCATCTCGCTCCAATCACCTGTAATATGTTGTAAAGTAACATACGTAGTATCAGATGTTGCAACAGTTGCACTACCACTCGATGAACCAGAAGTAAATCTAACGATTTCTCCTTTCGTAAATGGTGTAGTTGCTGTAGAACTATAGCTATAAGAAATGATTCGATTTGTAGACGCATACATTTCTGTCTTAGTTCGTTGATAACCAATAATACCTAATTGATTAAAGATTGGCTCCCAATATTTTTTACGTTCGCCAACTAATGAATCATAGGCTCCTTGTGAAATAATCTGATCATCGCCTCTATAATTATTTCTATAAACAAATATTTTCTTTCGAGCGTTTTCTTCTGATCCGTATTTTTTCTTAATGTTCAATTGAAAATCATCTTGATTCAAAGGCATATCAAAATATGGATCTACGACATCATTTGTCATATAGATCAACCAATCAAGATCTACATCATCATAATAATCAAATGCTAATGTCTCTGGTCTCGTTCCTTCTGGCATTTCAAATGTATAAAACGCAGACAAGAAATTTTTAACATTTTTATTGAAATCCACACGACGCATAATATTGAGCGAAGGAATATCATTATAAATTGTAATAGGAAATTTACGGAAGTATTGAGTTCTATCTGACATTTTAATCCCTCTTATACGTCCATAGCCGTCATATTCTCCATTTCTTGGAATGTAAGAATAAGATTGATTGCTACAGGTGCGCCATCTACAAAGAAAGCAGATGTGCCTTCAGCTGTATAATTAACCGAAAATGTTTTAACAGCAGATTTCATAAATTTACCATAAACACTTTCATTCGGTTTTACTGATGGTTGTAATACATGCGGATATTTCAAGAAACTTCCAGCTTTTTCCGGAAGTATGCGTTTTTTCATTTGAATAATTATATCTTTTAACGTAGCTGCTTCATCAGCTGATCGTGGTACTAATTTCCAAGTCCAAGTAAATTGACGTAATTCCAAACCTTTGAAGAATACTGTTGGGTGTGGGTTTGGAATCTCGCCTGTCACTCTACCCGCTAGACCGCCAAATACTTCGTCAGTTGAGTTTAATGCTGCAAAAGCTGCACGTTTTGCAACTTCAGCTGTCGCATTAGCAGCTTCTTCTCCAGTCATTTGTGAAACTTTTTCTGAAAACTCTTTTCCTAAACCTTGTAGGCCACCTAATCCAGCTCCTCTATAACCTGCATTTTGAGCTGAATCAGATTGCAATACATCTCCGAGAATTCCAGTGTCTCGTTCTTGATATTTGACTTCATGATTGATAGTAAAGTTTTCAGGTATAGGTAACCATACTTTAATCGATGGCGCAACCAATCCGGGCGCTGTAGGTGACTCTCTATCATACGTCCAAAACCACAATTCAATAAATGACGCAGCATTTTCTTTAAGATCTGGCGGGAATGAATATCCTCCATAATTTAAATCACTTTCGCCGACTAAAAGATTCTTTTTGTTTTGAATTTTTTCATAAGGACTTTGTTTCTTAAAACTCGGCAATCGATTATCTAATCTACCCATATCAATTGGATTTTTAGGAAACTTTTGAGGAAGAGTAATTTTATCAGTGACAGTTGATGATACAGCCGTCGTCAATATCTTTTCTGCACCTTTACTAAATGCTCCTGCTCTTTCGAGTTTAGCAGCAACGTTCGCACCCAATTCCATGGCAGATTTTTGATGGTTATTTAGATTAGTAATAGAGTTAGCTACACTACCATTCAATACTCCTGGTCGTGTACTAATACTACCTAAATTTTTAATTCCTGCGATCTGTGTCTTTTCGAGAGAAGATAGCTCGTTTTTCAATTGAGCTGCTATCGGACCAACTGAATCTATTGTTGTTTTTTCTGCCATGATTATTCCTATAAATATGTATATGGCGAAGACTTATAAAGGTGTCTTTAAACCTAAAAATCCGAGTAAGTATCGTGGAGATCCTACCAACATTATTTATCGAAGTAGATGGGAACTATATTTCATGCGCTACCTCGATGATAATAGCGGAATAAAGGAATGGGCGAGTGAAGAGCTAATCATTCCGTATCGTTCACCTATCGATGGAAGAGTACATCGTTACTTTCCGGATTTTTGGATTAAGAAGATTAATCGCGAGGGGAAACTAGATACGGTCGTAGTGGAGATTAAACCATTTAAGGAAACCGTAGAGCCAACTCCGCAAAAAAATCTTACTAAGAGGTATTTATACGAGGTGAAGACATGGGGTGTAAATTCTTCTAAATGGAAAGCAGCACGAAGTTATTGTGCTGATAGAGGATGGGAATTCACGATCATCACCGAAAAAGAATTAGGACTTAAATTTTAATGGCTACGTATATATTTCAAAAAATTGCTGACGAAGGCAAAGTACAACTTGGATCAGATATAGACGCAGAAGAGTCACGTGATTGGTATCGTGATAAAGCGCAATCAATAAAATCTGTCAATATGAAACGGGAGCTGCGCAATCGTGACCGTACATATAATAAAATGGTTGAAACTGATATCGGTCGCATGTATATGTTTCAATACGATCCGAAGGGCAAAGCTACATTACCATATTACGACATATTTCCGTTGATATTTGTATTAGAAAAATATAGCGATGGTTTTCTTGGCATGAATCTGCATTATCTGCCTCCAGTTTTTCGAGCTCGACTGATGGATAGACTATATCAGATAGAAAGAAATGATGCTTTACGTGAGTCTAAGAAGCTACGTTTAAATTATGGTTTATTGAATTCTCTGGCGAGATATAAATACTTTAGGCCTACCGTTAAACGCTATCTAAATTCACAAGTTAGATCACGATTTCTTTGGGTACCATACGAAGAATGGGATATAGCATTAATGTTACCTACACAAAGATTCAGAAAGAAACAAGCTAGCGTAGTCTGGCGAGATTCTAAACAATTTATTCAGAGAAATTAAAAATGCCATTTTCAATACCCGCATGGAAAGGAAGAGTAAAAGATAGTCTACCGGCTAATCGTTACGAAGTACTTGTCAATCCGCCGGGGGGCGATGGACAAGAAATATTAGTGCGTGCTGAAACTGTCAGCGCGCCAGGTATTTCTTTCTTATCAGTTGATAATTATTCTCCCTACGGTAATGGATTGATGTATAACATTCCGTATCGCTACAATCCACAAGAAGTATCAATGACACATACGGTTGATGAGAAAGCAGAGATTTATAAAACGTTTAGAGAATGGGCAAACAAGATTGTTGACCTCGACGGTGATGCAAAATATGGTGCAAAGTATTTAAAAGATTATGTTGTTGATATGAATCTCACAATATATAATCAACAGAATAAACTAGCAAAGATGGTGCAATTTATCGAAGCATTTCCCATCGTAGTTGAACCAATGCAATTGGGTTGGGGTCAACACGACGAGATCGCAAGATTTTCAGTGAATTATAGATTTACAAGATTTAAAATATTAGGATGAGGATAAATCATGGCTTTACCAAAAATTAGTACGCCAACATTTGAATTAACACAGCCTTCAACTGGCGAAAAATTAATATATCGACCCTTTTTGGTCAAAGAAGAAAAGATTCTACTCGTAGCGAAAGAATCAGGAGAGAAGATAGACATTTATAATGCTATCAAATCGATCGTTAATAACTGCATCTTAAAAGAAGATTTTGATGTTAATGATATTCCTATTTTTGATATGGAATATATGTTCATTAAAATTAGATCTGCGTCAGTTGGTAACATTGTAAAATTTCAAGTCATTGATAGTGATGATGGTATCACATATGATTTAGAAGCGGATCTTAATGAAGTTGAAGTACAATTTCCCGATGATCATGATAAAAAAATCATGATTACTGATGAAGTTGGTTTAGTTTTAAAACATCCGACTCCTAAAGTCTCAGATGAATTGTTAGATAAAAAAACATTAGTAGAAGTTACTGATACCATGATCAATGCATCAATTGATCAGATTTTTGATGGAGATGATGTCTTCTCATGGAAACAAGAATCTAAAAAAGATAAGGAACAATTTTTAGATTCATTGCCTATAGAAGCATATAATAAAATTCAAGGATTTTTCGAAACCGCTCCAAAAATCGAGCATGTCATTACATATACAAATAGTGATAATAAAGAAAAAAGAGTAGTATTTAGGGATCTAGATGATTTTTTTCAATTGGGCTGAGTTATATGGACCTTTACAGTCACTATAAGTTAAACTTTGACGTAACTCAGTATCACAAGTTCACATTGACTGAAATTAACGAAATGATTCCATTCGAGCGTGAAGTATATGTAGACATGATACTAGAAAAAATACAAAAAGAAAAGAGTAACAATGGGCCGAATATCTGGGATAGCTAAAGCAATAGCTAAAATAACAGCTCAGTCTACATCAAGACAAGCTGGCAGAGCTGGTAAAGTCGCTGGAAAATTTTCTCGGGCGATGAGTCGTGCAGGTGGTACTCTTACTAAACTAGCAACGTCAGCTGCCGTAGGCGCAGCTGCTGGAGCTAAAGCCGGCGCAGCAATAGCAAAAGAGAATTTAGCTCAAACCGGCAAAGATATTATGGCAGTCGGTAAAGCCGCTCAAACCTCTACAAATACTAATGACCCTATAATTAATCTACCAGCTCTTGCCGATTGGTCATCAATAGCTGATGCTATGTTTGATCTCGGGTCAATGCCTTCGCATGTAGATATTAAAACCACCTCTGATACAAAATTTGCTAGTCAAGCAGATTTCGACTCGTTTGTCGAAGGAATGGAAAATTACTTCGATGATCAGCCTTCTCGACCCATAGTTATCGAATCTGTTATTCCTGCCGGCACTGAGATCGAAGCTGTTTCGAAATCTTTAGGTTCTCTAGAAGAAAAAATAACAGAAGTTCAAGGAAGTACACTCGCTTTACAAAGTCGTATGGATAGAGTGTACAAAAAACTTGGTTTTGCCATAGAACAAAATAAACGAATTGCTGCAGCTAACGAAAGACGAAGAGACGAAGAAGACGTTGAAAAGAAAGATTCAGTTGTTCCGTCGCAAGCAGGAAGAATAGCTGAAAATGTTGGAACTATGACAGCTGGAGTATTATCAAAATATGTGATACCAGCTTTGGCACTTTTAGGTTGGGGTATGGCTGACGCCCTAGCTGATAGTGCTGAAGGAGATGATGAAACACTTGCAGAAAAATTAGCATTTTTAGATGGCATAGAAGAAACATATTTACAAATGTACGCAGCATTTAGAGGAGCTTCAGGGTCATTATCATCTGGTTTTTCTAAAATTTCAGCGGCTTTTGCTGAAGGAAAACTTAAAACTATATCAAATCTTTCTACTAAATTTACTGTAGTCGCTAATCAAGTATCGATGGCTAGAAAAAATGTCGCGATATTTATGACCGGATTAAAAGTGGCCGGGACTTCTTCTCCGATGGGAATGAGATTTGCGCAAACATTACAAACTTTTAGATCAATAATAAGTGGATTTGCGCGCGGTTTAAAAAATATTACTGCTCCGATCATGCGAATTGTTAATAGTTTGCCATCGTTTGTAATAAAACTTTTAAAAGGCTTCGCTAGCAAGGCAATAAAATGGACTGCAATCTTTTTAGCTATCGACACTATGATCGATGCCGCTTTAGCATTTGGTTTTGGGCAAATTTCTGAAGAAGAATTTCATAAAAGAACAAAAGATAATATTAATTTTATTTTGGGTATTATGAGTGGTATCTATGTAACAACATTTATATGTACATTATTGGGTACTGCTATAGGCACATATTTTCCAATTTTTGGAAATCTTGTCGGTGCAGCCGTTGGTTTTGTAGTCGGTATTGTTATCGGTGACGACTTATATAAAATGATAGGTATGAATGTTTTAGTTGACGCAGTCTATGATTGGTTAGTGTCAGGATTTGAAAATACTTCTGGATTTAAGAGTTTAGTACCAAAAATGATTGACGCTGGTAAAAAAGCATTAGAAGAAGTCATTCAAAAATACAAAGATTTCTTCAAAGATATGGGGAGAGACGAGATTGCATCTGCTGAAGACATTAAGGCTGATTATGGTGAAGATGCAACTCTTATAAAAATTGCTGAACAAGCAAAAGGTGGAATACTTTCAGACGATGAAAACGCTATGCTTTATGTTGCAGACAATATTAATAGTTATGAAGAACTAGAAGCTTTCAACGAAGAGTTTAAACAAAGAAATGGTGTCACACTACAAGACCATGCTAGATCGTTTATGAATGACGACGAATTTGCGCAGTTTATTGATACTCTTGATGCAAGTGTACAAGAAGGCGGAATGCCGGTTGAAGAAAAACCATCTGTAGCATATAACGTAACTGACTATGATAATAATATTATTGGATCATTCGATACTCCAGAAGAAGCTGCTCAGTTTGCAATGACAAATCAGGGCATAGTACAAAATGCACTTGCGGTTGCAGATACACCTGAATTAGATTATGATGAAGTAGCCATTGCAGGTGTACAAGCGTTACAAACAGTTTTGACAGGAGAAAAAACTGACGCTGATAAACTTAAGCAAATGTATGGTGCTGCTAAACAAATATCTGAAGATGGCAATTATGAATCAGTTAAAAAAGCATATTCTGATATTGTAGGCAGACCTCTAGAAAAAGATATGGGCGATGTATTTGGTGAACACGCTACTGCATTAGATCAAATAATGAGTTCATCAACACTAGCAGACGCAGTAGAAGTTGTTGCCGATGAAACTCTAGCAAGTGTACTAGAAACTGCAATGCCTGATGTTTCTTCGGATATAAAAAATAAAGTCAACGAAGTAATAGCTATTACTAATCAAATCGCTTCAAGAGGTGGTAGAGAAAGAGGTAGTGTTGCAGGTAATCAATCGAAGAGTCAAGTAGATTCTGCTACACCATCATTCCATACTACAGACCACTTTGTAAACGCTGGTTTCCAGACATAAAAAAGGGCCGTAGACCCGCGCGCTTTTCAAGACATCTGCAGAATGCCCGCGCGCTTTTGAAGATCTACGACCCTAAGCTTCCCAAGCTTATTCGTTAGCAAGCTTCCTAAAGAAATCCAGTGACTCATCATCGTCATCAAATGACGTAGTTGTAGTTGTCTCTGGTTCTGCTGTTGCTGCTGGAGGTGTCCATGCAGGAGCAACCTCAGGAGCTGCTGGTGAGGCAGATGGTACATTTTCTGCTACACTATCAGGCTGCAGACCACCAAGTACCCGCATCAACTTTTGCTGAAGCTCTTCGTACGACTTAAAGTTCTTCTGATCGAGGAACTCGGCAAGACCATGTTCCTGTTTCCAAATGGTTTCAAGCTCGCTATCATCGTTAGACAGAGCAGACGGAGAGTCGAATGCAGACTTGTCATAATTACGATAACCTTCTACCTTACGAATGCGTAGGCGGAAGTTGGCACCTTCCCAAAAATCAAATGGGTTGACTGCGTCCTCGTCTTCAAAAGCGGGGTGCATGAGGTCATTAATCTTATCGAAGATCTTTTTGCCATACTCATAGAGGAAGACTTTGCCTTCGTTCTGAGGATTGGCAGGATCAGAGACGACCATGATATTAGACACATAGTGAAGACGTCGCTTCTGCTTACGTGCAATCTCTTTGTCTGATTCAAGACCAGAGTTCCACAACTTAGAGTTGTATTCACCGACAGGATCGTCGAGGCCGATAGAAGTCAGTGACTTCTCGATGTACCAACCACCAGGACCTTGAAAACCATGGTCCCAATATCGAACGAAGGGCACATCTTCACCTGATGGTGCAGGCAAGAATCGGATAATGGCAGAACCATTACCTGCTGTGTCGACTGTGGGTTTCCAAAAGCGCTCGTCGGGGCCTTGACTTTGTGATTGATTGCCCGCTACTTTTTCTGCGGCTGCTGTAAGCTTGTCGAATGACGACTTACGGTTTGATTTTAATGTTGCAAAATCCATATGTTTTTCCTTGTATGCGAATGTATAACAGTTTATTCACAGTATTCATAATATAACAAGTATATCCTACCATAAAACTTCATGATAGTACATCTATTTATATAGCTGCCCGACGAGTTCGACATAATCTTCTACATCAAACTTGACAAATGGCTGATACTTCAGCAGCTTATTCATAATCTTCGGCCATATAATAGTATCAGAAATATTTTCTTTCCAATACCAGAATACTTTACATGTAGCATTCAAAATGATCATGGTTTCTGGCATGATCTCTTTTCTATTATACATGTTGAGTACTTTGGGGTAATCACCGTTCTTCAC